TTTATTTTTTTTTTATTTTATTTTTATTTTTTTTTATTGTAGGTTTGGATTTGGGACAACTTATCATTTTATCTTTTCACTTTTTAAGATTACTAAAAAAATAAATAATTTAAAAAATGATATTTAATATATAATAAATGAGTGACGTTGTTAAGAAACAATATAAGAGGACGGATAAGATGACTCAAGAAGAAAAAGAAGAACATAGGAAAGAACAATTACGAAACGCACAGCGTAAGTATAGAGAATCACACGGTCTTATTAAACCAGTAGTATCGGTATCAGAAGAAGAGAAACTAAAACGAAAAAAGGAAAAAGCACACGAACGCTATCTTAAGAAAAAACAGAACGCGAGTGAACCTAAAAAGAAAGAACCCGAGTCTTATACAATAGAATACCAACGAGAATATCATAAAAATTATTATCAAAAAAATCGAGATAAATTACTAACTCGCTGTAAAGAATATTATCATATAAAAAAAGTTAAAATAGATTAAATCGTGTAAAAATAAATTTATTTATTATCGTATCGTATAATAAATGATTGAATATATTTTGTTTGAAAAGAAAGTAGACGGCGAGAATCTAGTATGGGATAAAGATCGTGCAATTGGATTCTGTAAAGAACAAGAAGTTATAATTCATAATGTCACCGAGGAATATGATTTTATTATTATAAAAACCGGTGAAAATCTTGAGGGTATCAAGTATCGTCTTCTAGAAGTCACACCAACGATTACCTTTTTATTCAGAGATGATCCTAGTCTAGATGAATTTATGGAAGTGGAAACCGTACATAATGCTACTAAAAAACTCGAACCTTTAATTGAAACGAAAGATGATTTATAAAAGCATTTAAAGAAATTTTTTTGCTGTGTTGTTTAATTCTTTGGATTTGGTTGTGATATACTCTTCGATCTTTGTGACATCTTCAGGAAGTTTCATATCTTTTAAAGAGATTGTTAATTTCTTGATAAGTTGAGGATCTTGATAGGATTTCAGCACATTACTCATTGCTTCTAAACGACTTATCAATTGATACTCTTTTCCTAATTCACTGTTAAATATTTTTGAAAGTCGTAACATTTCTGCCTTGTTATTGTCTGCTTTATAGATATTAAACTTTCGTTTCAATATCTTGTACCATTTCTTTTCTTTTTTTAGTTCACTAATGTCTTCTTCTAATGATTTGAGATAATCTTCTTTCGTAGGTGTGGTACGAGTTAAACTATAAATACAAGACACTTCTGTAAAATAAGAGTTTATTCTTGCAACTAGATCGATTTTGATGAAATCGAGACTTTCCCACAATTTGGTAAACTCGGATTCTTTCAATTCTGTATTTGGATAAATTCTTACTTTCTTTCCTGCTTTGGTTTGTAATTTCAATTCTAGAAACCAATAGTCTTCCGATTCATCTATCTTTTTCAATAAGGAAGATAAAAAATGATAAAAGTCGGACTTGTCTGGACGCTCCAAAATGCAAAATAAATCATAATCCGAAAAATATTGTTGAGAGGTAAGCGAACTACTACCTTTTAATTCTAACTTGTTATTCTTAAAGGTAAGTAGTTTAATTAAGTTCTTGAGTTCGTATGAATACTCTCTCGGTGCTTTTTTTTCAACGACATCCATTTATTTATACATTATAAATAAATTATTTTTTTTACCGCATAGGTTTCATTGAATAATTATCATTACGACGATCATCATAATACAATGGATCACAATCTGAATCAGAATCAGAACCAGAATCAGAACCCGAACTTGAACTTGATTCATTATCGCTGTATCCATAATTCGCACGAAGAGTTGCCATACCACGAGTATCAATTGCTTTCCCTTTTTGTGGTTTACCCCTACCAGCAGGACGTGGGACTTCTTCTGGTCTTAAACTGATGGGTTGTTTTTTAGTAGATGCTACCATCTCATTTACTAATTTAGTCATTTCTCGTAAATCTTTTTCTTTGGCACGTGTTACTAATCTGTTATATGCTTCTTCCGCTCGTTCTAATAATCTTTTGCCTTGTTCTAGTACGGTTTCCAATTCCTCTAGTTTCTCATTTATTTCTGTTAGATCTTTTAATTTAGCATTGTACGCTTCTTCTCGTTGTGCTTCATCGTTCATTGCCTTCAAATCCCTCATTTCCTGTATAAAAGCATTTCGTTGATTGATACGATTATACTCTTCATAGGTTTCCACCCATATAGGATATAATCGATCATATTCTTGTTGTGCTTCCCTAAATGCATCAATAAATTCTCCATTCAGAAATTTAAAACCTGGAAGGTCTTCAGCGCGAGGAGGTATGGGTTCAATCGGTTCTTCTATTTCATCTAAAAAACGTTCGCCTCCTTTTTCTTCCTCAAGGGGTCTGCTTAACACGTCTGTTTCTCTCTCGATTTCCTCTTTTGCTACTAGTGCTTGTAAATAACGAAATTCGTCTAGTCTTACTCTTTCTACAGCATTTAGTACATTTTTGATAATCTCCGTATCTATTCCTTTTATATTCTTACTGTTATTAGGTAAATATTCATCTCTGATCTGATTCATTATACGATCAACTTCATTTTGTGGTAAATCACGTAAACGGTCATAGTATTCTCGATCAAAATTAACCCCTAATTCATCACCTAATGCGTCCAATCGTTCTTTGTAATCTACTACATTCAAGGGTATATTTCGAATAGATGACTTACCAAATATGCCACGAGGAGCAACTTCTTTTAATAATTTAACACGATCGCTCGATAACGTATTGAAAATATTTTCGTAGGCACTATTCATTAGATCGACGGATAAAAGTTCTAAATTTCCAGAATCTACTTGCTGTTTTACTAATTGATACACACTTAATGTACGTAAATAGTCGAGAATAACAAGCAGATTTTCAGTAAGTAGACGAGGATTTAAAGGTTGACCTTTTGCTTCTGCTTCTCGTTCACGATTTGATTTATTACCTTTTCGAGGTTGATCCGTTATAAATGGTTGTTGAAAGATGTATTCGATGGCTTCTTTCAATCCATAACACATTGCATCTAAATTAGGGAGCAAATCTTGAATCTTTACTTTAATAATATTTTGTGATTCACGACTCAATCCTATTTCTTTGTACGAACGAACGATACTATTCCAAAGTGGAATAAAGTCACCCGTATTAATGGTAGATTGAAAGGACTGTGTGAGACTTTGTTTGTCACTACTTGCTACATTTACTTGTCCTTGATCCAGATTTTGAACGACAAATTCCAATGCACCTAATTTTTGTTCTAACGTTTTATTAAGAGATTCGATCGCTTTATCAACTGATACTTCAGAAACGAGATCACGTTGGGTTTTAGGCTTAAGTGTGTCTGGAAATGTTTGAACTTGTCGATTTGTTAATGCATTGACTTGTGAATGTAAGTTTTTGAATACATCGAGGATCTCCATATTCTCTCTTTGACGTAATGAATCCATTTTATTATATACTATATAATAAAAAATAAAATTATTAATACTTCTTGTTGCGTCTTATTTTTTGAAGTTCATTATGACGAACACGCCGTGCTTCCTTCTCTTCATCAGTTAGATTACTTCGTCTTTGTTGTTGAAGAAGATCCTTTCGTTGTTTATTCTCCTGAATAGACATATACATCTGTCTGTATTCTTGTTTACTTCGTCCAGACACAAGTTTATTTACACACGGATTATTGCGGATAAAAAAACCTTCTCTTGCAGATAATTCATCTCTGGATTGACAGGGAAATAATTCAAGTAGAACAATACGACAATTGTCTACACCATACTTGTCAAACAATATTTTAGCAGTAGTTTGTTTTTCTTTTTTACGATTATAATCACCAGTATGTCCTCCCCATCTTTGACATAAATACTGTTTGGTGGTTGCTCCGTAATACTCATCTTCGGGAGGATGGGGCACAGTCGGTTCTATCTTATACATTTTACCATTGCTGTAATTTACCATTTCTTTCTGTTTATATATAGCATCAATCCTTTAAATTACTTCTTGTAAAGATTATGTTCCTTCACAAAGCGACTTGCATCGATTAACTTTAATCCTTTTTCCTTCATAATACGTTTCACGATTTCGGCACGTTTTTTTCGTCCATCACCTGCTCCAATTATGCCTCGTTTGTCTGTCATACCACTTAAATTCTTACCACCACTCATATCGGCACGTTTGTCGGTCATACCACTTAAGTTCTTACCTCCTTTTAATTTTTTCTCTACGGCTTTCATTACTTCTTCTTTAACTGATTTTTTGGATCCTCCATATGAACCGCGTAATTGTGATTGAGGAGGGATACCATTTGCGAGAACGATGGAAGGCATAGCAAGAAGATCGTGTTGTTTATCTCCTACTATTTCTTTGGCTCCTCCTGACATACCACATCCTTTACATTTTTTGTCTCCACAGTCACAGCAAACCTTTTTAGGACGACCACGACCAGCAACACGTTCGGAATTACCTTTCACTGGATAGGGATCAGGATTTCCTAAAATAGCACCGCCTACTTTACTATTATCTGCTTCTGATGATCCACCTTTCTTGGGACGACCTACTTTCTTTTTACCTAGTCCAGAGATAATAAGATCAGGTACAAATTTAGCAACATCGGCTACACCTTCTTTAAAAGAATCCCACCACGAACCACCAGACATACCTTTACCTTCTTCGTGTGCTTTTTTCATTAATTTACCTAGGAAACGTCCGAGTAATTTGGCTTTCATTTCTTTTTGATGGGGTGGGTGACTCCCTCCAAAAGGGTTAATATATTCAAATGCGGACTTTGTATCATTTCCGAGATCATTTAACCCGTCGGCAATATCATCCCAGAGATTTCCGCCAGACATACCTGATCCCCGATATTCGTCATTACACCTATCTTCTGAAAAGTCACCTGATCGATGACCTCCTTTCATACCCTCGCCTTTTTTGAATTCACCCACAGCATCAACACCTAATTGTGATCCATCACCACGATCACGGAAAGTGCCTTGAGCGAATCCATTACCTCCTTTCATTTCTTCTTCGTCATTTCCGTAGTAGTATACGGGAGGAAGTGAACTAGCCACATTGTTATTAACTATATTATCTTCAGCATCTCGTTTGGAAGCGTTACCCATTTGAAATAGAACACCCGCACTCGAACCGCCTTCTAGAGAGTATGGGTTACCTCGACCATCTACCGGTGAATATGCGTAAAGATGGGCGAATCGTTCATTAATATTACCCATTGCATTTGCGATTGATCGATTGTATGGATTATTGTATGGCATCTTTATTTATAGGAAATAAAATAATAATTAATAATTATTTTATTATATCGGAACTGAAATTTATTAACAAGGGAGAACGCTGACGAGATTAGAAGAACCAACTTCATTCGTCCAATATACTTTATAAACAGACGTATCAGCAACGTTACTGGAATTTAAACTTAATTGAGGAAAATATCCAGTAGCAGTAGAATTAATAACAGCACCTTTATTATTCACATAAGGTGTACCAACGGTTCCACCTGCAGTTACAAGAACAAGACCCAGAATACGTGAAGTAGCAGGGAAAAAGAAACGGAGAGGAAAGGTTGCGACACCATAAACAGCGGGATCATTAGTTGTAGTGACTGTACCGGCTGCCATTGCGGGAAATGTATATGAATAAACGGGAGTAGTGACTTTTCCAACTTCTAATTGCGACATCTTTTTTTATATAAGTAGATATAAAAAAAATAATTATTTTTTCACTCTATATTTCTCTTATTTCATTAATCGGTCAGAAAGTTTCATACGACCACCAGAGGAACCACCACCAGAGGAACCGCCACCACTCGCACCATATCCCATCGCACCCATTGCGGAATGTGCGAGTTTAGCCATAGGATGATCGGATTTAGCAAGTTCTTCTTTACTGTGCTTAAGTAAATGGGGGAGCATCTTACCCGCCACAGTCTTAAGACTGTCTAGAAAACCTCCTCCAATCATCCTCTTAACTGAGGATTGAAAGACGGGTTGTTGAGCGGATGCTTCCAAGACATCAGCCTTGGTAAGGATACCAGTATAAGTTGAACTGGTACCTCTCTCATTCACAAATAGACCTGAATTTACGGTAATGAGTACAATTTCGGGAGTGATGGCATAAGCAAATTGATTGTATGCTTGGATGTTAATCTGTAAGTTAAAGTTTCCAAGTGACCCTGAGGCATAGTAATCCTCTGTGAGTTGGATGTCTTTCCCGAACTCAAGAATAAGAAGGGATCCTGAGGATGGTATTTTCTTCCCGCAACCAGTAACACCATCTGGAATGTTACAGAATCCTGAGAATTCTAGCCAGGATTGATTGCTACCATTCTCGACTGAGTAGCGCCAGAGGTCATTGGCTGTGGCTGAGGCAAGAATACCAGATTGATTGTTAAAGTTAATTGAAATACCGCTAATACCCAAAAAGGCATCGGGGTTACCTACGTTACAATTGACAAGAGGATTGCGAAGTTGGATAATAAGTTTATCAGGGATCTGATTAAGTTGAAGGGATGATGTGGAAACAGTTTGAACCGCAGGTCGAGCAAAGTTGGAAACAGAAGGAACATATGCTGAAAATGAAGGAAGTCCTTGGGTAATGTAGCGTGGCATCTCATAGAAGGGTACTGAGTTTCTGGCGGGGAATAAGTCACTCGGATGAGGAGTGAGAAAGTTAAAGATGAGACGTGAATT